GCGCATCGAGCGCTGCCTGATCGACGCGAACTGGGGACAGTCGTCGGACGTGGTGTACCAGTTCTGCCGCCAGTCGCACCACGCCGGGATCGTCATGCCCAGCCACGGCCGGTACGTGGGCGCGAGCAGCATCCCGTTCAGCGACTACAAGCGCAAGCGCGGCGAACGAGTCGGGCTCAACTGGCGCGTGCCGCTGGTGACCGGCAAGCGGGCCGTGCGGCACGTGGTCTACGACACCAACTACTGGAAGAGCTTCACGCACGCGCGGCTGGGCGTGCCCATGGGCGACCCGGGCTGCCTCTCGCTCTTCGGCCGCGAGGCCTCACGGCACCGCCTGCTCGCCGATCACCTGACCAGCGAGTACCGGGTGAAGACCGAGGGCCGGGGCCGGACGGTCGACGAGTGGAAGCTGCGGGTCGCGGGCCTCGACAACCACTGGCTGGACTGCCTGGTCGGCTCGGCGGTGGCGGCCTCGATGCAGGGAGCGGTGCTGTTCGGGACGGACCACAAGGTCGCGGCGAAGCCTCGTGTGCGGCTGTCTCAACTCAGGAGGGCCAAGGCATGAGTCGAGCGCCGATGCCACGGCAGGAAGAGCCGGACTACGGCCTGCGGTGCCCCGCGTGCGGCTGCGGGCACTGGCGGGTGATCTACACAAGGCCGCGTCTGGGTGGCCGTCTCGTGCGCAGGCGCGAGTGCCGTCACTGCGGCAAGACGGTCATCACGACGGAGAAACTCAACGGGAAATGAGACCCAAGTTCCATATGCGTAACGATCTGCGGATGAGGGGGAAGAAGCGCGTGACGAGCGCCCGTTTGTAGCGTAGAAGATCCATAGACATCCAGGCCGGGATTCCCGGAGGCGAACGATGGGCGACTGATCCCCGACCACCGCAGAGCCAGCGAGTAACGCGCCGTGCAGGGCTGCACCCCTGTGCGGCGTTGTGCTTTTTGGACTCGCCTTCGGGAACCCCGGCCTGGTGCAAGGACGCACTGCGATGCCCGAGCCGACCGACAATCTGGAGCAGGTGATCCGCGACAACGCCGCGGGGCCGAAGCGCGCCCAGGGCGACGCCGGGAGCGTCGACCAGCACTCGCTGAAGGACCAGATCGATGCCGACCGCTACCTCGCCAGCAAGCAGGCCGCGGCGTGTCCGGCCCGAGCGATCCGGCTGACCCGTCTCGTTCCGCCCGGGGCGGCTGGGGAGGGACACGGCTGATGCTCGGGATTCTGCGTCCAAAGGCGATCGCCGCATCGAAGCCGCCCGCGAAGCGGGCTGGGGTCTTCCGCCGTGTGATCCGCGCGGGCTTCGACTCGTCGATGACCACCGACGGCAACCGCCGCCACTGGGCGCACGCTGATGGCATGAGCGCCGACGCGGCGGCCTCGCCCGAGGTGCGTCGCGTGCTCCGCAATCGGGCCCGGTACGAGACCGCGAACAACGCCTACGCCAAGGGCATCGTGCTCACGCTCGCCAACGACGTGGTGGGCACCGGCCCGCGCGTGCAGATGCTGACCGACGACGATGTCGCCAACGAGCGCATCGAGCGGGCGTTCATGGCGTGGGCCAAGTCCATAGGGCTGCCCGAGAAACTCCGCACGATGCGGGCCTCCCGCGCGACCGACGGCGAGGTCTTCGGCGTGCTCGTCAACAACCCAACTCTGGCAGGCCCGGTAAACCTCGATCTGCGGCTGGTCGAGGCCGATCAGGTCACGACCCCCGACCTCTCGATCATCAACGAGGGTGCGGTGGACGGGATCGTCTTCGACGCCTTCGGCAACCCCGTCGAGTACCACATCCTCAAGGGCCATCCTGGCGATGCCCGGTCGGGCTACCTCGGGATCGAGTACGACCGCGTTTCCGCCGCGTCGATCATCCACTACTACCGCACGGACCGGCCCGGCCAGAGCCGCGGCATCCCGGACATCACGCCGGCGCTGCCGCTGTTCGCTCAGCTTCGACGGTACACGCTGGCCGTGATCGCCGCGGCCGAGACGGCGGCCGACTTTGCGGGCATCCTCTACACCGACACCCCCGCCAACGGAGAGGCCGAGTCCGTCGAACCGATGGACGCGATCGAGCTCGAGGCCCGCTCGCTGCTGACCATGCCTGGCGGCTGGAAGATGGCGCAGATGCAGGCCGAGCAGCCTGCAACTACCTACGCCGAGTTCAAGCGCGAGATTCTGAGCGAGATTGCTCGCTGCCTGAACATGCCGGTGAGTGTGGCGTCGGGTGACTCGTCCAGGCACAACTACGCCTCGGGTCGGCTCGACCATCAGGTCTACTTCAAGAACATCCGCGTCGAGCAGGATCACCTCGCGTGCGTGGCGCTCGATCGCATTCTGGCTGCTTGGCTTCGAGAGGCCGTGCTGGTCAGCGATCTCCTGCCGCTCCGCGAACGCACGCTGATCGCCCGTGGAGAGACGCTGGCGCACCAGTGGTTCTGGGACGGCACCGAGCACGTCGACCCCGCCAAGGAAGCCAACGCCCAGGCGACGAGGCTGGCGTCTAACACGACCACGCTCGCCACCGAGTACGCCCGGCAGGGACGCGACTGGGAGACGGAACTGCGCCAGCGGGCCAAGGAAGTCGCGCTGATGCAGGAACTCGGCCTGGCCGCCGAGCAGGCCCGTCCGCTCGCCCCAACCGGCAACCGACGCGAGGAGGAAGACGATGCCGACTGAACGACTTGTGAATCTCTGCGCCCCGGTCGAGGGGTGGATCGAGGCCGCGGCCGACGGCGGCGATGCTCCGGCGCTGCGCCGCTTCTCGATGACCGCCTACACGGGCGGCCCGATGCTCCTCGCCCGCTGGGACCATCCGGTGGTCGTCGATCTGGCCGGGCTCGAAGTCCCGGGAAACGGGCTCAAGGGCCGGCCGATCCTCAAGGATCACAACCGATCGCTCATCGTCGGACACACCGATTCGGTGCGCGTCGAGGGCTCGCAGCTGCTCGTTGAGGGCGTGATCTCCGGAGCCGGCGCGGTCGCCCGCGAGGTGGTCGAGAGCAGCCGGAACGGATTTCCGTGGCAGGCGTCGCTCGGCGCTATCGCGACCCAGATGGAGTACGTGCCGCGCGGCAAGAAGGCCGTCGCCAACGGACGCGAGCTCGACGGCCCAGTCCAGATCGCACGCCGGAGCGTGCTCAACGAGGTGAGCTTCGTCGCGCTCGGGGCGGACGACAACACCAGCGCGGCGGTGGCGGCGAGCGCCCCGACCCAGACACCCACCCGACCAGTCAAGGAGGACGCTATGACGTTCGAGCAGTGGCTCGAGGCCAAGGGGTTTGACCCCGCCTCGCTGAGCGACACCCAAAAGACCAATCTCGAAGCTCTCTTCCAGACCGACGCCAACAAGGCGAAGGCTTCTCTCTCTCCGGCCGCGGATGCGGGCGAAGGCACGGACGCCGTCGCCCGCATCCGGGCTGAGTCGGCGGCCGAGACGCGGCGCATCGCCGACGTGCGGCGGATCTGCGCCGGGCGGCACCCCGACATCGAGGCGAACGCCATCGGCGAGGGCTGGGACAGCACCCGCACGGAACTCGAGGTTCTGCGAGCCGAGCGCCCCTCGCTCTCGAGCGGAGGCGTGCGGCGTGATGCCGACCACGCCCAGTCCGGGAGGGCGCTTGAGGCTGCTCTGTGCATGTCTGCGGGTCTGCCCGAGAAGCAGGTGGGCTCGTGGTACGACGAGAAGACGATGAATGCGGCTGTCGCCGCCGATCTGCGCGGCGCGGGGCTGCACACGCTTATCTACGAGACGATCAGGGCCGCGGGCGATCATGTGCGGCCGGGCCGGGTGGACAACGAGATGATCCGGTCGGCCTTCGCGGCTGACCGCCGTCTCATCCAGGCCGCCGCGGGCTTCAGCACGATCTCCCTCTCGGGCATCCTGTCGAACGTCGCCAACAAGACGATGCTCGCGGCGTACACGGCCGTCGAGAGCGTCATCGCCAACTTCAGCGCTGAGACGGACGTCAACGACTTCAAGGAAGTCACGCGCTACCGCCTGACCGGCAACGGGGTCTTCGAGAAGGTCGGTCCCGACGGCGAGCTCAAGCACGCCGGACTCAGCGAGCAGCCGTACACCAACAAGGTCGAGACCTTCGGGCGGATGATCGCCCTTACGCGGCAGATGATGATCAACGACGACCTGGGGGCGTTCCTCCAGATCCCACGCATCATCGGCCGGATGTCGGCGCTGAAGCGCGAGGAAGCGGTCTTCGAGCTGCTCCTGGCCAACCCGGGATCGTTCTTCAGTGCGGGCAACAAGAACTTCATCTCCGGAGCGGACACGGCGCTGTCGATCGACTCGCTGACCAAGGCCGAGCAACAGTTCCTCGACCAGACCGACAGCGACGGCAAGCCGATCCTGCTTACCCCAGCGGTGCTGCTGGTCCCGTCGTCACTCAAGGTGACGGCCCAGGTGCTGATGACCGAGACGCGGGTCAACGAGACCACCGATGCGAACAAGCCCAAGCCGGCGGTGAACCCGCACGCGGGCAAGTGGCGTCCGGTCGCCTCGCCCTACCTGAACGCGCAGGGCCTCACCGGCGGCAGCGCCAAGGCGTGGTACCTCTTCGCCAACCCGGCCGACGTGGCGGCGATCGAGATCGCGTACCTGCGCGGCAAGCGCACCCCCACCATCGAGAGCGGCGAGACCGACTTCAACACGCTGGGCATGCAGTGGCGCGGGTACTTCGACTTCGGCGTCGCGATGCAGGACTCGCGCGCAGCGGTCAAGAGCAAGGGTGAGGCATGACCCAGTTCGGCGGCGGCGGGTTCGACCCTGTCGACCCCGGTGACACAGGCAACGGCAACGGAGGCACAGCGATGGCAACCACATTCGTACAGCAGGGCGCGGCGATCGACTACACGCCGGGGTCAGACACCCCCGCGGGCACGGTCGTCGTGCAGGGCGATCTGGTCGGGGTCACCCGGGTGGATCTCAAGGCGGGCCAGCTCGGGGCCCTGGCGGTCGAGGGGGTCTTCGACTTCCCCAAGGCAACCACCGCGGGCACCGGCTTCACGGCCGGGCAGCTCGCGTACTGGGACAACACCAACGACGTGGCGACCAAGACGGCGACGGGCAACAAGCTCATCGGCAAGGTCGTCCGGGCCGCGGCGGACGCCGACGCGACCGTTCGTATTCGGCTGTCGCAGTAACCGGCCGCATCGATCGGAGGATGAACCGTGGCGGACCTGCTCGAACAAGGCGCATCGTTCCTCGACACCCAGCGGCACGCGCACATGACGCGACCGGTGGTGTACCAGCGGGGCGCGACTCAGGTCGAGCTCAACGCCACGATCGGCCGCACCGAGTTCGAGCAGGCCGACGAGGCCGGGCTCATCCACCGGATCGAGTCGCGTGACTTCCTGGTCCGCACGGCTGATCTGGATCTGGGCGAAGGCCCCGCCTTGCCCAAGGCCGGCGACCTCGTCCGCGAAACCGTCGGTTCATCCGTGTTCGTCTACGAGGTCAACGCGCCCGGAGGTCAGCCGCCGTGGCGGTACAGCGACCCGTACCGCAAGGCGCTCCGCATCCACACCAAGCACATCGCCACCGAGGACCTGCCGTGACCAGTGTTCCCACCAACGGGCACCCCGCCCGCCACATCCAGCAGCCCAACGCCTGGCACCGATGGGCGGCCCTCGCGCTGACCGTGGGCATGGCAGCGCTCGCCGTCACCGTCCAGTGGGGTGTGGTGACCACCAAGCTGGACCACGTGGAGCGCCGGCTGGACGAGCTCATCGTCGAGGCCCGGTCGCTTCGGGCCGAGTACCAGGCGCTCGAGCGCCGTGTGTCTTACCTCGAAGGCCGCTTCATGGGAGGGACGCAGGGACCATGAGCACGATCAGTACACTCGCCGACGCGGTGACCGAGCACATCAACGCGGGCACCTACGCCCAACCGGTGTCGGCCGTCCGCACCTACCAGCCCGCGTTCACGCTCGAGGAACTCGGCGAACTACGGGTGTCGGTCGTGCCGAGGACGACCACCGTGGCGGCCGCGAGCCGCGAAAGCAGCACCTACGAGCATGTGCTCGACGTGGGCGTGCAGAAGAAGCTGCCTGCGGAAGACGATCAGGCCGTCATCGACGAGATGCTCGAACTCACCGAGGCGATCGGCGACCGGCTGCGTCACACGCGGCTGGCGGGCTTCCCGGAAGCGGCGTGGGCTGGCCTTGCGCACGAGCCGGTCGTTTCCAGCGAGAGCCTCGAGCAGCACCGCGTATTCACCAGTGTTCTGAGCGTCACCTACCGGGTGAGGAGGTAACCGATGGCAATCAAGCTCGGCATGGAGGCCAAGCTGCTCTACCTGGTCGGCGGCCAGGGCGGGGCCGGCTCGTGGACAGCGATGGACAACGTCCGGGACGTGACCCTCAGCCTCGAAGCCGGCGAGGCCGACGTGACCACCCGCGCTAACGCGGGCTGGCGCGCGACGGTCGCCACGCTCAAGGAGGCGAGCGTCGAGTGGGAGATGGTCTGGGACACCGCCGACGCAGGGTTCACCGCCATCAAGAACGCGTTCTTCAACAACGACCTGATCGGGCTGCAGATCCTCGACGAGGCCGACGGTCAGGGTCTGCAGGCGGACTTCTCGATCACAAACTTCAGCCGCAACGAGGCGCTCGAGGAAGCCATCACCGTTTCGGTGACGGCCAAGGTGACCTACTCGGACACGGCCCCGAGCTGGATCGGCGGATAACGGATCGGAGGCATCGATGCGCACGTTCAAGGACAACCAGGGCCGCGAGTGGACCGTCGAGATCACCGTCGCGGCGATCAAGCGCGTGCGAGGGCTCGCGGGCGTTGACCTCATGGAGGTGCTCGAAGGGTCGAACGGGCTCATCGAGAAGCTTGTGCGCGATCCCGTCCTCTTGTGCGACGTGATCTACGCCGCGTGCAAGCCGCAGGCGGACGAGCGTCAGGTCAGCGACGAGGCGTTCGGCGCGTCGATGGCCGGGGACGCGATCGAGCACGCGACGGCGGCGCTCCTGGAGGAACTGGTGGATTTCTGCCCGAGCCCGAGGGACCGGGCCAACCTCGGGCGGGTGCTCAAGGCCACACGCGAGGTGATGGACAAGGCCCGGGACGTGGTAGAACGCCGAATCGACGAGCTGATCGACGGCGGGGCGCTGGAGCGGGCGGTGCTCGAAGCGGTGCCTCCGACGGTCGAGGCGGCGGCTGGCGGCTCGTCTGGCAGTGCGCCGGCATCCTCGGCATCGATCCAGCCCCCCTGACGCTGCGCGAGCTGGTCGCGATGGCCGAGGCCCGGCAGCGCGACGAGTGGAGCCGGACGAGTTCGGTCATGGCGCTGGTGGCCAACACCCAGCGCAACCCCAAGAAGACCCGCCCCTTCCGGCCCTGCGACTTCGACCCGTTTGCTGGGGCCGCTGACAAGCGAGCGCAGGTCATCCCGGCCCCCGTGTCGGTGCTCAAGGACGTGTTCATCAGGAACCAGAAGCAGCAAGGAGGCACACATGAAGATTGACCCCAAGCATCTGGCCTTCGGCTTCGGCGTGGTGATGCTCTCACTCGGGCTTGGCGCGTGCGCCGGCTTCGACCTGGGCGACGTCGTCAAGGTCAAGACGCCGAGCGGCATCCAGCAGACCCGGGGCCTGCCGCGCACCACCACGCTCAACGAGGCCGAGGCCGAGTACCGGGCGTGGTTCGAGGACACCCAGCGGGTCGGGGCCCAGTGGAAAGCGTCGATCGAACGCGGCGGCGAGATCCGCGGCCTCCTGGGGCAGATCACCCTCTCGGCCCTCGACGACTTCGGCCCCACGCTCGCGG